GAGGACAGCAAGTAAGATTATCAAATATGAGCCTGAGGAGATACTGCATTTGAGTAATGACAGGGTAGGAAGTGAAATTCACGGCGTAAGTGTGGTACAATCGTGTGAATGGGTAATTTTAGCAAGAAATGAAGCCTTAGAGGATGAGAAAAAGATAAAGCACAGGGAGTTAGCTCTTGGAGTGATGTATGTTGATACAGAAAACGATACTAAATTAGCAGCAGCTAAGAGTGCTTATGCTAATGCAGTAAAAAACGGAGAAGTGCTTGTATTGCCTGAAAAAACAGCAAAATTAGAAGCTCCTAAAGGTACTGCAAGTGATAGATTGGCTTGGATCCAATATCTTGAGGGTTTTTTCTATCAGGCAGTAGGAGTTAACAGGACAATAGCAAACGGAGAGGGTGTAGGAAGTGAGGGAGCTGCAAAAGTGGGCTTCTTAGCCTTTGAGCCTATATATTCTTGGGAGCAGAAGCAATTAGAGCAGGATTTATGGCAGCAATTAGGCATAAGAATAGAGTTTAATCGTCCACCATCATTAAGGACAGAAATGCAAGAGAATGAAGCCAAAAACACATCTCAGACAAGTTTTCAACCTAAAGAGACAGAATATGTCAATATGGAGCGTGAATAATGGTATATAAACCAAAGAAAAGAAGCAAGAAAGAGGTAAAGCAGGAATTAAAGAAAAGATTGACAAACATACCTAAGGGAGCAATAGCTCAACCTGTTGCTAAGGGGATAGGCAATAAGAGTATGGGGCAGAGAGCTTTTGATACTCTTAAGAAGATAGATAAATATGCAGTAGATATCATACCTCCTGATACAACAGCAAAAGACAAGGGATTAGAAGCACATCAAGAAAGGCTAAAAGAAGATTTTAACAGGACAGAACAAGTTTCAGGCACAGATTATAATGAAGCAGAGCAGATGTTAGAAAAAGAGTTAGGCAGAAAACCTACTGACAAGGAAGTATTTAATTATATAGACGCAGGAGGATATAAGAGTGACAAGTCTGAGATAGGCAACGAGCCACAAATACTCACAGATGAGAAAGGTAATGTTACAGGAGTTATCTTAAGTGATGGGAGAGTTTTCTCTGATATAACTTATGATGAGGCTCAACAATTAGCAGAGGCAGACATACAGGGTAAGATGACACCGATGGGGAGTGTCATTAGAGAGGATGTATTATCACAGCATAGCACTGATTTAGCTACACAGGCAGCTGCATCTCAGATAGGGCAGTATGATAGCACATATTCCACTCAGGGAGGTATTGGAGGCAGTTATGAGCAGGGAGGTATTATCAACAGGCTTTATGGAGGAGGCACACCAATAGATCCTAATCAAGTAATGGCTCAGTTTACATCTCCATCAACTTGGGCAGACATATTTAAGGCAACAGCAACAGGGGCTGGAGCTGGGGCTGTTGTAGGGGGAGCTTTAACTCCTGGCTTCTTGGGAGCAATACCAGGAGCAATCATAGGAGGTATTATAGGATTGGCACAGGCTTCTTTTGACGTAATAGACAGGAATATAAAGGCACAGAAAACAGATCAGATTAATGCTCAGGCAAGAATAGCACAGGATTATTATAAGTATGGCAGACAGATAGCAGCTATGATTAAAGTACATCCTGAAAATGCAGGTATGTATATAGATCAATATAACAGGATAAAGTATAAGTTAGATGAGAGTTACACAAACTTGAAGCTGCAGACACAACAGAACAGCAACCTTAGATTAGGCTTGGATGGCACTACCACATTAGCTTATTTTAACAGCTTATATATGGATGGAGGAGGTATACAAATCATAGAACAGAAGATTAGACAAGCCTTAGGCAATCCTAATGCTATGGAGGGTATGTATGAGTTATCTATGCTTGAACAAGAGGGAGGAGGATCATTATGATATATGCAAGAGACATAATTGCAGGGTTATTGATTATAGGTATATTTGTTGCAATAACCTTAGGGTATAACTCACATTTATATCCAATATTAGCAGTTATCGTCGGATATTATTTTAGTAAACGTGTGTATGAAGAAAAAAATGGAGTGAAAGGAGGGCAGTAAGATGGTAATTGATGATTATGAAAAAAGGCTTAAAGAGGAAGTTGAGAGAGCAGAGAAGATTAAGGCAGATGCTGATCTTGATGTCGGGCAACCTAAAGAAGAGCCAAAAAAAGACGAAGCATTAAGCGTTATTGAAAGAGCAGAAGAGGCTAAGAAAAATCTTGATAAGGGATTGGATGAGAGAAAGAAAGTGCTTGAAAGAGAAGAGGCATTATTCAACAAGAAAGAGACATTAAGACTTCTGGGGGGGAAGAGTGAGAACGGAGATATAGCTATTATTTCTGAGGAGCAGAAAAAAGCCAAAGAGACAGCAGATTATTTTAAGGGTACTCCAATAGAGGCAGCCATAAACAAGAAATATGGACAAAAAACAGCTTGAGGAGAGGCTAAATCAACTTATTAAGCTAAAAGAAAATCACGAACAGGATATAATAGAGCTTAATTTTGTTATTGCAGGGTTACAAAAACAGCTTGAAAAATAGTTATTCGGTATAACGAACTTAAATTCGGTTAAACGAATAAATAGAAAAGTTTAAATAGTAGTTATCCCTATATTTTTTATGGCAGTAGCAACTTGTATTGAAACACCAACAAAATTTGCAAGATATACAGTAGCAGATGGTAATCCTATTCCTATTGGTACTCTACTTAAATTAGAAGATCCTAATACAGCTGCGGCAACAGCTGCAGATAACGATCCTTTTGCAGGAATTGCTTGGGAGGAGAAAACAGCTTCGGACGGCATCACAGAAATTACAGTAGCTTTAGATGGTGTATGGGATATAACTACAAGTGCAGGAGTTGCAATAGGAGAAAAAGTAAGTATTTCAGGAGCTAATACAATAGCTAAAGTAGCAGCAGCAGATTTATTATTTGCAGGTGTAGGTACTGCTTTGGAAGCTTGTGCAGGTGCAGAAGCAATAAGAGTAAGAGTTAATATTATATAAAATGGAAGATGAAAATAAAGAAATGGCTGAGGATGAAGCTCAAGAAGCTGAAACTGATGCTGATGAAACCAAAGAAGAGGAATAATTAACTTGGCAGACAATTGGAGAGAAGCAGATACAAGAAAAGAATATATTGATAGTGCAGTTAAAGCTGTGGCTCTGATGGAGTACAGGCTTAAGGAATTATGTACTATTGACAGCTCAGATGCTTGGACAGAGAGCTATTATAGAGAGACTAATACTACAGAAAGTACAGGTGGAGGTACAGGAAGTGCTGTAAGTGGAGTGCCACAGATGGCGCCATTCCCTTTTATAGAGCCATCTTGGACTAAAGTAAGCAGTATAGTAAAGAAATATGCTGCAGAATATGTTATTTCACTTGAAGCAGAACAGAGTGCTACTATTCCTATGCTTTCAAGATGTATTTTAAGAATAGGTAGGACAGTAGCTTATGCTATTGATGTGGCTATTGAAGCAGTATTAAGTGCAAGTGCAGGTAATACTTTTGCTATCACAGCAGATTATGAGTGGGATAGTGCAGTAATAGCTAATAGAGATCCTGTGTATGATATTCTTTATGGTATAAATATGTTGAGAATAGACGGCATAGATGCTCTTAATGGTAATGGCTATTTAGTACTAAATGGCACAGATTACACAAATCTTATCTCAAATGCTAAACTTGTAAACCATCCTACTTATCAGAGTGTAAGTGCTGTAAGTAATGGTGTTGTAGGCAGTATCTGTGGATTGAAGATTATGCTTAGTGAAGCAGTTACAGCAGATCAGTGTTATATTGTTGTTGCAAAGGAAGCTCTTACTTGGAAGCAAGCAGAAGCTATGAAAGTGGTTACTATTGATGATCCCGGTAAAAGTACTACTATAAGGGCTTGGGAGAGAGGAGTTTGCCAAATACCTACCCCTAATGCTGTTTGTAAAATAACTAATACGAGGGCTTAAAAATGGCTTCTATTGGCAATTATCACGGACTTGATATTAAATTAACACATATATCAGACGCAAGTGTAGCACACGCATTAGCAGATATATTTGATGATGAGGAGAGTGAAGCAGCTCTTAATGCTCTTGGTACTAAAATAAATTCAATTCTTACAGCTCTTGAAGCAGCAGGAATATTAGCAACATCATAATGACACACAAAGGCAGAATGTTAAGAGGAGAAGCCAATTTTAAGGCAGGTTTATTAGATAATGCAGATACTCAGTATTATTTAGATAACAAGCCTAAGAAAGAGGCTAAACCTAAAAAGAAAGAAGATAAAAAAGAAGCTAAGGAGGAGTAATGGCAGAAACCAAATTTATGTTTGGGGGAGATGTCAGTAAAATGACTTCTGCAGCAGTATGCTTAGAGGGAGATAGTGATGATTATTATCAAGTTGATGCAAGTGCATTAGATATGGCTAATGATGATACCACAGGAGCTTTAATGGCTTGGGTTATGATGGCGGATGATACTTCTACTATGACAGCTATTGGATATGGAGATAAGGATGTTGTTGAATTTATTGAGTTAAATGTGGAAGCAGGATTGCTTACTTGTAGATGTACAGATAATACCACTGCTCAATTTGTCACTCAGGCAGATGGAGATAAATTAGAAAAGCATAAATGGTACCATATAGCAGCAGTACAAAATGGAGATGAGGTAATATTATATATAAATGGCAAGGCTATTGACGCAACACACGACACAAATACAGATACTACTGCTTGGTTTAAAGAATGTGCAGGTATAGATAGTGGTAGAATAGGAGCAGCTAATAAAGCAGGTAATGATAGTGTTACTCAAGAGTGGCACGGATTTATAGGAAGTGTCAGGATATATGATGATACAGAAGTTAAAACAGCATCTATGGTTAAGGCTATTTATGACTATGAGAGAAAGAGGTTATTTAATGAGGGTTTAGACAGGGATTATGATGAGAGCAATGACACAACAGGTTTATTAAATCATTGGGATATGACAGACTTAATAGATGCAGGTACAGGAGCAGATAATATGACAGCAGTAGGAGGCATCACGTTAGGCAGTGGATGCTGTCAATTCACATCAAGATTATGGTTTGATGGTAATGTACCATTAGTAGCAGATGATATTGCAATAGCTATGAATGCCACTCACGGCATAGCAATACACTTGGATGCAGCATAAAAAGGTTTATATATTTCTATTACTTGCATAATCTATGGCAATTATCTTTAACAAACAGAACAAAGTAAATTTTGATAATACTAAAAAGAGTGCTGGTATTCTTGAGGATTATACTGTGAGGAAGAGCATACATAGCAGAGCAATAGTTGTGGGAGATCACGATGATGATCTTGAAAAGCCTCAAGTAGTTAATGTGACTATGGACACAGAGGGTACTCCTCCTGCATCTGCTCCTGACGGCACTGTACATCTTACGTATACGGCATAATGGCTAATCAAGCAAGATATTTTAATAGTGCAAGTTCTCAGTATTTAACAGTTACAGGCTATAAAGGTGTATGTGGTACAGGGAATCCTTTTTCTATATCTTTATGGGTTAAGATAGCTAATGAACAGGCAGCAGATATATATATGATTGGTTGGGGGACTAATAATGCAGGGAAGAGATTTGACACTTTAAGTGATACAAGCAGTGGAGATGTCTTGAAGTGTTCGTGTAATGCAGGGAATATAGAGGGAGATGACTCCCTTGATGATGGTGCGTGGCACCATATTGTAGTTATATGTGATGGGACAAAAATAGAAAATACAAAGTTATATGTAGATAATCACGAACAAACCTACTCTAAAAATAATGAAAACCTTAACATAACAGCTAATAATGACGTGTATATAGGCAAGTATAGTAATGGTGCTATTTATATGCTGGGTGCTATTGACGAATTGGCTGTATGGAGTGAAGCTTTGGACGCTAATGATGTTGCTGATTTATATAATGCAGGAGATGGATTATACATAGATGCAAGTGATGATTGGCCTACTAATGGTGGTAGCATAGGAACAAACTTAGAATTATTATATCACTTTGATGGTGATGACGCTGATGAGAGTGGCAATAGCAGAGACGCAGCTCAAACTAATAACCCTACATTTGTAGCAGGACACGTAGAAGCTCCAACAGGCACTAATATGCAGGTAAAGGTAGGAGGAGTTGATAAAGTTGTGAGCAGTATTCAAGTCTGTGTTGATGGTGTTTTTAAGGATGTGACAGGAGCTTCTGTTATGGTAGATGGTAATTGGAAGACTATTTTTTAAAATACAAACATTTATAAAGGGTAGTTACTTATAGTAACTATGATAAAACAAACAAAACCTTCAAAAGGTTTCAGAGAAAGAATGAAGCTATTGGATAAAATCCATAATCTTCAGAGAGAAGTACATATCTTAAAGATAAAAGATATGCTAAGAGACTATGAAGATTGGATGGGTAGAGAAGAATGAGAAAATCAATGATAATAAGGATGAGAATACAGACACTTAGAAAGCTAAAGAAGATATTCCCATCACTTAGAAATGAAAGCGTAGCAGACTATTTTGAGAGGCTGTACAAGCATCTTGAAGAGTTTAATGAGTATAATCTAAATGAAATTATGTATAAATTAAGATGATAGACAAATTCTTTAAAGTTATGATAGTATTAGAGATTATATTTGGTTTTCTAATAGCTTGTGGAGTAGTTGCTTTGGTCGGATTAGCAATTAAATTATTATGGGGGTTACTATGACAGAGGATAAGATAGTAGTACAGCCTGTAAGTGCTTATTGCAAGCTATACAAAAACACGAAAAACTATAATTGGGAGATTAAACTGCCTGTAGATACAGATCCTAAAGAGATAGACAAGATCATAACAGAGATAGAAATGCTTAATAACACTATGTTAAATAAATTTGGAGGATATACAGATGGAGACTGAGGGTAAAATTGATGGTATTGAGATAAAGCAAACTAAGAAAGGTAATGACTATTGGGTATTTACTATTGCGGGTAAGCAGTGGAATTGCTTTGATCAGGACATAGCCAAAGAGTTTAAGTTAGGAGACTTTGTAAGGCTTAGATATGAGAAAGATGGCAAATACTACAATATGAAAGAAATGAAAAAGGCAGTTACTACTGAAAAGGCAGGAGTACAGAACGACAACGTTATACACGTAGACTTGCAAGAGATTATAGATCTTATGAAGCAGATCTTGACACAATTAGCAAGTATGTAATGCTCTTGAGCAAAATCAAGTGAGGGTAGGGTTAATATATTATAAAAATCCAATAACAAACTCTTTTTAATGTACGAAACTTCTACCCTATCCTATTCAAAATGACAAAAGAACAAGAACCTAAATTAGATACAGGAATAGTAATGGATGAGAATTATTATATTGCTATAGAAAGAGCAAGGATATTGGAGATTATTGATAATAACATAAAGGATTTTAATTGTGATTTATGTGAAGATTGGTTTAATGAACTAAAAAAGGAGATAGAAAATGACAACATTAAAAGATAAAGCACATAAAATATTAAGATATGCTAATAGATTTTATGATGAAGAAGACATAGCAAAAGCAATAAAAGAGTTGAAAGAGATAGTAGAATATTTACAGAAAGATTGTGCTACTCTTGATATATGTGATAAAGATGATGTGATTAAAGCAATAGATAAAATATTTGGAGACTTTGATGGTTAAAGGACACTGCATAAGATGCGGTAAGCTGAATATAGATGATGATAGATCTATGTGCTTTATGTGTACAGAATGTCAGGAAGAAGTGAGAAGAAATATGGAGGATTTAGATGACAGAGCAGATGAAACTGAATGAAGAAAGAAAGAAAGAGGCATTAGCAGAAGCACGTGAGTTTTGGGAGTATATGGTTAAGAGTGGCAAGTTAAAGAAAGGTTTAGATAAGGCAGCACGAAGACACGATGAAAGTTAGTTATCCTCTAAAACTTCTATATAATACAAGTACTGTATTAGTATAATTTGGTATTACTAACATACTTCTTACTGCATCCTAATGCATACTCGGTTAGGAATACCGAATTAATCATAATATACACATACCTTACTCACTGTTTCATAACCATATCACTATTAGTTCGTTGTTAGTTGATTAAGTACGTTGTAATATGTTGTAATGTATTTTCTATTTGATACACATACTAATTCTTTCTTATTTAAATAGTTTTCTTATTACTTTCAAATACTCACTCTCTTCGAAGCATTTATATAATAAACTAACTATGCAAAATCAGAGATTTTGCAACCCCTCCTCTAAGTTAGTATAAATACTTCTCATCGTTACTCGTATTTGAAAGTATACCTTATTTTTAGGTACTACACACACATATACGTCTACACTATATTATGCACTAAGGTAACCTTAGTGCACGACGTTTAGGGGGGGGAGGAGAGGAGGGGG